TCGGCAGTGCAGCCGTAAACATCCCGGCATTGGCAGGCGTCGAAGCGCTGCCTCCCATACCAGTGTGGTTACCGCAATAGTAATAAAGATCCAGACCCCCAAAAGGGACAACCAATTGCGTATATGCGCCACTACTTCCTGGTGTGCCAACGTAAGAAACACCCTTGGTATATTCAGTGCCACGGTTCCACGTCCCGTTTGATGTCTGGCTAAATTTGAAAGGGTGACTTGAGTTGCTGCTATCGCTTTGGTCAAACTTATATACCCCGCCTTCAGTCAGACTAAGTGTGGCCTGAGATACACCACCAATAACGAACTTACCACCAGCAACAGTCACCGTATGGGTAACTTCTGCAGGGCGCTGGACTGTTCCTGTCGCACCGCTTAACGGCAGAGACAGCTTGTTATATGAATAATACGGATCCTGAGTTTCCTCATGGCTACACCCGATGTAACCAGCATTATCGCGGTGCAGCTTGGCCATTTATTTAGATCCTCAGTAATAGATAAGTTTTAGCGCTTCCTATCAGGTAATTTCGAGAATGCTTACGGTTGCAGAAAGACGACCACTAGCTGCTGCGCCAGTCAATCGCAGCTTTTCACCTGCTTCCAAAACAAGCTTGTTGGCAATCAATTCCAACGACGCATCTGCTGGAACTGTGATTGTGCTGGCGATTCGTGATTGCTCAGTGTTGCTGTTATTAGTGATCTTGGCAGTGATGTCGTCAGAGTTAATACCGTCGACATTTGCAATCAAGCAACTCAGCACAATCGACTGTGTAGCCGAAGGACAGGTATAGACATCAGTCTCGGTCGAGGTGACGGCCAAAGACGTGCGTTGAAAAGTTTCAGCCATGGAACAAACTTACTTTCTTAAAAGAGAATCCTCTTGGTTAATTCTATCGAGTTTAACCAAGTGCGATTGCTAAACCTAAACTTGCGCCACCACCGCCAGAGGCAGTCGAGTTGATAGTCACATCAACCTCTTCGCCGCTCGCGTCATCTGTAATTGTCAGATTGACGTTGGTTCCTTCAATGAAATTGATAGTGCGGCGAGTACCAATAGAGCTGCCGTTCTTTTCAACAGCAATACGAGCATTTGTGTCAGCAGTAGACGGCAAACGTGCAGCGTTGAGTGCTGACGTTGCAGCATTGATGATTGCAATCAACTGATCTGGAGTCAGATCAACCGGATCGCCTGTGCTGGTCCCCGATGCCCGGCCTTTGACAGTCGCCTGCGCCATGTTGGCGAGCTTGGCGTTGTCTATGGAGTCAGCAGCAATGGTGGAATCACCAAAGACGCTGAATACCAACGCGTCAGTGTCCAGGGTTGGCCCTGAGACAGATTGAATAAAACTTTTACCTGAGTTGGCGGTGCCCTGCTCAACGAACATAAACGCGCCAGCGCCAACCTCACTGCTGGTGTTGGAGTCCAGGGCTCTGGTCAGGACGAATGGGTTAGAGCCGTCACCAACGGTAGTGACTGTATAAATTCCGTTTTGGGTGCTGTCAGCCTGTGCCCGTAAAAGCACACGATCAGCAGAACTCAGGGTGACCCCGTCTACCTGGATAGCTCCGTTGCTGTTAGCCGTCAAAGTTTGACCGCTAGTTGCATAGGTGCCGGCCAATCCGCCAACAGTTGCAACTTTTACAGCTTCTTTAACATCCAGGCCCTGGGCGACACTTTCGACAAAACCACGGGTGGCCAGATCACTGGAGTTAATTGGTTCAGCAGCACCAGTGATTCTCGCCCCGTTGATATTGCGTGCTCCTGTGACTGCATCCAGCACGTTGTTGGCATTCACGCCCACGGCCACGTCCGACCCATCGAGCGAAACCGTAATCTGGTTGCCCGTTGCTGGCTTGATACCTCGCAACTCCGCTCGGTAGGCACCGGACACCAAAGTTTGAGTGCTGTGAACGAGGCTTTGGCCGGAAGAGCCAACGTGAACAACGCTGTTCAAACCAACCAAGTTGGCAAGTGCTGCACTGCTGGTCGTGGCTCCAGTACCGCCTTGGGTGATAGATAGAGCAGTGGTCAGGCCACTCAAGGCGCTGATGTCCGAGTTCGCACCGGATTTTGCCGCGCCTAGATTAGTACGAGCATTTCCTGCCGTCGAAGCCCCTGTTCCACCAATGCTTACACCCAGAGGTGTAGAAGAATTAAGATCGTTTAAATTAATATTTCCTGCATCAACATCCAGCGTCAGCGACTGGTTTGAGTCACTGAATACTGCAGAAATCTTGTTAGAACCGAGCTTGATCGGGCGGATCTCAAGTGTCTTGCTGCCATTCGATTCGACATTGACACTGGATAACAGGTTAAATGACGTACCACTAACAGTGTTGTTAGCAGCATTAACAACACCAGTGTTTGAGACCGTAATATTTGCACGGTCGTTAGTTGAATCATCAGCTACTTCAACATTGACTCCGATTCCATCTACAAACCGGCCCTCTTGGCGGGTGCTACTGGTTGTGCCATCGTGAAAAATGGACTTTTGGACGGAAGTATTGTTATTAACAGATGCAGTTAGCAGCCCATTTGCATCGTCATAAGTGAAATTTAGTGAGGTAGTGTCCGTAGACATCGCCCCGACTATATCTTGAATAGCCTCGGTCAGGGCTGACCATGTGATCTGTTTAGCTTCCGTGCTGGTTGCAGACAGTCGATCGACAATCAGCAGAATGTCATCCGCTGCTGGTACGGTCAGACTATTCAGATCTGTGATATTCCTTGTGGCAACCATCAGATAGCTCCTCTTACCTTGATTTCTTTCACAATTGGGGACGAATTAGAGGCCGACTGCTCACGACACCAATAAAAAAGACGCAGCGGGCTGGCCGAGTTTGTATTGGTAAAAGTCGCGATGGTAACGCCGTCTTTTTGAAGCGTCACACTGCCTGAACTACCGGCGCGAGTGAGCGTAAAAATCTCATCACTTTCTACAGTAATTGTACCCGAACCGGAAGATTGAATATCAATGTCACTTCCGCCAAGTGCATTTACGCGGGAACTAGCTAATTTAATTGTGTCGGCTGTGGCAACGATAACGTAATAACTAACCGCAGCGGACAGACCCCCTGGCACAGTTGCTGTACTCTTAACAACAACGCGATCACCAGTATTAAAAGGGTGACCAGAAACTGAAAGTGCGTTATCTGCCAGGCTAATAGAAGTGACTTCCTGTGTTTTGCCGATAGTTGTAACTTGCGTTCCTGCTACATTTACACCGACTTTATTTGCCGCCGTAGACATACGGCCAAATCCTACGGCAAATATATTAGAACTAGCAGTGCTGATAAATGATTCACCCCAGCCAGATAAAGAATTAAGTTGAGAATCAACCGCTAAACCAACCGCCAGATTTGAAGCTCCAGAAGCAAGTGAGCCGGCTAACAAGTCAGCGTTTGCTTTAAAAGAAATAACTGCGTCGGTCGGGTCATCAGTGGGGTTTAGAAAAATTTGCGTGCCGAGGGCAAATGAAAATGGGCGATCCTCATTATTCGTAGGCTGACCATTTGACGACGTATTAACAAGACTTGAGCCGGTTACCGACATTAGACAACCCCGTTAGTTAGATAAAGATTCACATTTGGTGCAGTCTGAACTGCATAAGCGTCAGAACTTGTCGTATTCACAAGCCGCATCCACTGGGCGTTGTACTCTTGAGTTTTATCAAAGTTGGAATATGAGGCGTTAAAGGGTTTAGCGACAAATACCAACTCTGTCCTGTAAATAGGCTTTAAAACAGAAGCTACATTAGTGGTCAAGTCCAGTTCATAATGAGCGACGAGGGTGTCACCCGCAGAAACACCTGACAGTACAGGCGTTGTATCTACTTTAGCCGCTTTAATAGTAAACGACCTGGAACTTTCGAGGGAGTGAACATAGTAACTTACTAGACCCTTTGAAATTCTTTGCCCTTGATAAAGGCGAATAGGAAACGCCTGATTAACAGTAATTACACCGGTAGAAGTATTAAAGGATTTAACACTGATCGAGTCAGACTTAATTGGGAACTCTGGAGGTGCATCGTACTCAGCCGAAATATTCTCACGATCTGACCCGAAGATCTCTTTCAGGTCTAAACTTTCACCCTGGCTGTCAACGATAAATTTACCTAAACAAGTACCTGATTTAACAATCCTGTAGTCATTAAAACTTACATCCAAAGTAAGCAAATCACCAGAAGCATATTGTGTATTAACAGTCAATCTTTCATTTGTTGGGTCTTCTTGTGTAATCGCAAACTCTGTTTGTGTCCCGTCAAAGCTTGTAATTAATTGTGGCACAAGGTTAAACGGAGATACATAATCTCCGGTCCTGTGACTTAAAGAACCGTTGAGGTGTCCTATTTCATCAGGCTCAACCATCACAGGATCTTTAAAGATCTCAAGCTCAATCAGATCTGAGGATCCTACATTTAAAACTAGGGGATTCGTGACAAGTAAGTTATCTACTAGCAAGCCATCATTGTTTAGCAGTTTCTGTCTGGCTCGAAGCGTCATAACGGAGACACCAGCGCCGTTGTACCTACCACCCAAAACAGGATTAACGGCAGTATCGAAGCCGGCGTCAACCGTGGTTATTTTTGCTTTATCTGCTGTACCACCATCAACAAGAATGCTGGCACCGTAACGCTCAATAAATTCTGAGCGTGCGAGGTTACCTGTGTTATTAATTTCGATCCATATTGGCAAGCTGGGGCTGCGTAGTGACGGAACATCAAACGAGCGGGTCCCCCCGGCCCCATCCGATTCGCTGAGGTCGTTTCTTTTAGCCGTATCCGCTAGAACAAGTTCATGCGCGAGGATCCAACGGGCACGAGGTATTTGAGTAATAGAAGTCGGAAGATCTTCATCTTCATCGACTAAAAAACAATAAAACCTGACATCAGATGCACCATACCAGCCCCATTCACAGAGCCACATATGCGTCTTAGATAAATCTAAATTAGCCTTAGATTTACCCGTGCCATCCAACTTGTCGCCGGTCCACTCCGACCGAGGTACTGTTTTCTCAAACTTCAGCCCATTGCCCGCACTGTTTCTATAGAGAATGCTAAGCCGGTCACCTACACCGTCACCTTTGCACTGAACAAAAAATCCGTCTGAAGTATCACCAACACCCCAAAGACGAGTGACGCTTACAGGGGTGGAATCAACGCTTAGTTTGACGGCTAAACTGACACGGACAATCCGACCGGGCTGATAACGGTAACGCTTTTTGGTACAAATACGCGCACGTTGAAAACCACCGTCGTTACTGTTTAAAAACAGCTGGGCAGAGGATGCGGATGAGTTGTATCGAACTTCACCGTTTGGTGAAGGCGAGTAAATAGCAGTCGCTTCTGATAGTTGTGTCCACCGAGCGGACTGGGTGCTGTCTATCTCAGGACGCTCGTTTAAACCTGTAACATCGTAAATCCAATTATCACTGTTTAGGTCGTAAGCGTCGTTTTGTGTAAGAAAGTCAAAGCCTCTCGTAACACGAGGGAAGCCTAAAAGATCCCGATCAATTTCAGTCGTGGAACGATAATTATCAATCGTGGGGAGGGTAAAACCCTTCCGTGGAAGAACCGTGGGGATACTTTCTGAGGCCTGCTTTTGTCCAGCGGGAAATGAACCGGCGGCCTGAACCTCCTCCCCGTTTGCTGTGACGGAGTTTTGCCCGACATCTTCGGGTAGTTGATAGGCCGTAGTCATTTAGCGTTGTCCCCAAGTGATGGCTGCTTTGACGGTGTTGGATGAGTTATCCAGCGAACGTGCCGCGATCACCAACACATCACCCGCAAGACCGGAGGCGGCAGTTGATTCCCGCGTGAGGTATTGACGGGCAAAGCTAAAAATGTCTGTCAAGCTCTCGGTGGTGGCGTCTGCATCCCCCGTGAAAAAGCTCGCGAGCTGTTCCCCGCCAGTAAAGGCGCTGATTGCGTTTGAGCTGCTGTCTGGGTTGTTTTGTTCGATAGCAGACAGGGTTCCGGTGCTAGCAAACGTGGTGACGGCTGCGGTGCCTGAATCGGTCATTGTGGTCGGGTTTTTGACCAAGATGAACTGTGCTCTGTGCGAGCTGACCATTGACAGCATCAACGGGAAAACACGCATTAGGTTGCGCTTAGATTCGCCTTGATTATTGGTAATAAGCTCTTTGATTCTGATAGCCAGCAAGGGCTTGAATGTGGAAGTACCTACTCCAGTAACTTTTGCGCCGTCCTCTGAGTAAATATCAAGCTTAGAAAAATCACCACCATCGATCGTAACTTGGGCGCCGTATTTCCTGATATAAGCATTAGCATTTAATGAACCGGTCTTCTCTGCCCGGAACTGCATCGGCAAAGTAGGATTGCCAAGCGAGGGATAACTTATTCTGTCACTACAATTTAAATTATGCGCGATAACCCACCTTGCAGTCTTAACTACTTCACCAGAAGGTAAATTTGCATCGACGGGTACATAGAACAATAGGCGTGCTCCAGTGCCACCATACCAACCAAATTCAACCCTGCTCATACATAAGTTAGTGAGCGAAAGTTGATGCACTGAATTACTATCTACTGCCCCAATTAGCGCGGCTCCATTCTCACCAACCATGGTGTCACCATTCCAGCGAGAGCGCGGAACAATCTCTTCCATAATTGTCGGAGAGGAAGAAACTAATTTATAAATCGTTCCGCTATCTGTACGGCTTGGTTGTGCTGTCATCACAGCAGCATCAACAGTAAAGGTGACTGGGTCAGAGCCTTGTTGGGTGTAACCCTTTAGGTGGTCTTGAGGGCGCTCACCACTAGATGTACGTCGAACAAAAAACAACTCATCGCCGGTGACTCGTACAAAGTACCCGTCACTGGTATCAAACATGCCAAACTCTTGCGTGGCGTTTGAGTCCCGGCTAAGAGCCACACCAAACGAAGCGGAGGTAATTCGACCTGTTTGATAAGGAAAGCTTTGCTTAGTAATTAGACGAGCAATATTGCCATTCGAGGCACCCGGAGTTAGAAGCACCTCAGCAGCCGATTGCTGCAAAATATGATTTACTTGAGTAACTCGTACTCCACCAGTTACTTGTTCATTAGTGGCCCACACATTCTGCGAGATGTCCACCAAATTAGTGTCATCAAATATCGCAAGCGGGACTTGCGTTCTTGGGATTCCAAGCAAGTCATCCCTGACTTGAGACGGTGCAGATAGATTATCAAGAATTGGGATCGGAGATTGATCCGATGCAACTACAACTGGGAGTGACTGGGCACTTGTAGCCTGACCAGCCGGAATCGGCGTAGTCTTGCCGACTGTTATAGTGCTTACACCTTCAGATACGGTCGCCATAATAAAACTTTAGCTGGTGGAATCTCGTGAAATTCTTGGGATACACTCAAGTGTCCCGATAGCCAATGTGTCTTCTTTATAGACTTTGACTGTGCCTTGAGTGGCCTCTACAGAAAATGCAGGAGCACCTGCAGTCGTAGGATCAATCTCAAAAACTTGACTACTAATAATACTTAGTTTATTAGCATTGAAATTAACCCCATCATATACTGTTTGACCTGTACTACTCAGAATAATCTGATCCTCAGAAGTAAGTTCGTGCGGGGCGGATGTGGTAATCCTTATTTTGTTGGCAGTAACACCACCTGCAGTAAATGTACTTCCTGAGGAAATACTTGTGATGGTTGCTTGATCAACTGAGAAGTATTCGCGCAGATCCCAAAGATAAGATCCTTGTGATTCATCGGTCGAATCAATGCCAACAGCTAAACCAGAAGCTGGCCTGTTTCGTTCGTCATAGCCTAAGGGAGTATTCCGCCCTAGGGATTCTGTTTGGCGGCTTGATAGTTTTAAAGCAATCTTGCCTTTGGTAGGATCTAGTTCAACAATTCCAAAGCTGCCAACCTCATGGGCCGGTGTTTGGCTGTCATTAAAAAATCGCCTAATATCAGCAACCAACACAGAATTTGAAATGTCGTGAGGAGTCCCCCACGGCTTTTCGATAACTAGGTGCAATTCATCGAAGCTATCACCCTCGCGAACTGTGACGGCGATATTATCTAGGGCCATTGTTTACCTTCCAAATAGCTTACCCAAAAGACGTTGTTGAGGAGAGTTATCGGTAGAGACAAAGTTCCCCTGCGGAGTTTCACGCGCCTTATCTAACTGTAACTGATACTGCTTAACAACTGATTTATAGTATTCAGCATTCAGATCTGTCAGACGCTTATTCTCTCGCTCAAGTGTTTTTATGCGTTCGTGCAGTGCTGCAGGGGGGACTGGAACATCTCGATAGACAGTTCTGACTTTCGGGGTCTGCTGTTCAGCTAGTTGAGAAATTTGTTGATCTCTAGTGCTCATGGCATGATCAGATGACTGCCTCAAGGTGACAAGATCAGCTGTCAGTTCTTCAATTCTGTTATTTGCCTCATCTAAGCTAACTGTCAGATTTGTATTTGATTCGATGGCCTCTTCAAGTTCGCTGGCCACTGCTTTTAGTTGAACCCTTTCGTAAACACTCGCTGAGCTACTTGGAGCTTGCTGGGAATCCTTCGTTTCGGCTCCTGAAGTCACGTCAAAGATATCAGTATCGGGAACTCTCCATTTCAAGGTATAAGGCGTCTGGCGAGTATCACCCTGCTCTTTATACCCGACAAAATACATCACCCCTGGAGGAGTCGGTAGTAATTCAATATCAATTGAACCTTGTGAAACTTGGTAAAAGCGTTCGTCTCTGGCAACTCCGAAAAAGGGCTGACTAGGTTTGACAGCTAAGATCCCATCTCGACCGTCGTTAAATAATTTTCCTTTAATGCGAGTCATACTTAGACCTCTCTATAGGAAACCATGACTGAATAGGGTGCAGCAGCAGAAGATGTTCGAGCAAGTTTCAATGTCTCACCGGCTTCGGTCTCAAATAACCCAAGCTCACTGGACGCTGTTACTACGCTGTCAGCAGCCAAATACAGCGTCGAAGAAACTTGGACAGGTGCAGAAGCATCTTGAAACTGCAGAGTTGCATTAGCAGTGGTGCAGCTAACAACAAAACTAAGAACTCGAATCTTTTTGTTGGTTACACCAGTAACAACGTCAAGCGTTGTGACACTGTTGGTTGCTTCCGCTTTGGCAAACTTGATTTCACTCGAAAACGAGTCATGGAAGGTCAGGTAACCATCAGCAGTGGTGCCAGCACCAGTGGCTCGAATATAAGCATCGTTGCCCTGTGCATCGCGTCCGTAAAGTGCCATTAGAGGAATGAGAACATAAGTGTGCTGCCGGTTTTTCTGAGGTCATAAACAAACCCCCGAACCAAATATGTTTTGGAAACGACTGCTGGTAAAACTGTACCGTCTGTTTTGACTATCCGTATTCTCACTTTAACGGCTACGTTATCCTTGGGATCAAATTCTGCAAAACGTCTGCTTGTATTTGGAAGCGCTAAATAATCATCATTATCAAAATCGAATTGCTCTACTCTGTAACCTTCGATAGTAGTGTCATCGATAGGTTGAGAAAACAATTTCCCAAACACAACAGAATCTAATGCTGCGTATGGAAGTATTTGATTTGCATCCCAGTTAACTTCAACAAGCATTGATTTAAGTAGTAGCGTTATTAATTGTAAATTGAATACTACTTCGTTTCACCCTGGAATTTGTTGCTCTTACAGTTGTAGATGACCCGTAGCCAATTCCAGAATTTGAATCAAAAAGCTCGCCGTCTTCAATAAAATCAAACTTTCTTTCAACATACAAAATCGCAACGACAGAGAAAGTGCCATCACCAGATTCTTTTACGGATTGTACTCTGTACCTTCTAAATGTATTTTCGTCATCTTCATCGACAAGAATAAACATCTGGGCACTAGACGGTGTACTGGTGAAAGAGTTTTCGATGGTGATATCTCTATTTGAAATTGTGCTTACTTTGTTTCGTTGTGCAATTCCAGTATCCCCGTATGTATAGACATACCAATCCTTTGTCAGGTCGTGACTACCCAGATCTCGATCAACAGTTAACCGTGTACTATTTGCACTTACGATCCTGCCGCCAGAACTAATTTGAGTCTTAAGGGGATCAGCAATAACAACAATATCGCCAGGAAGTAGCATCGCTCCCTCAGTTGCGACTTTAAAAGAAACTGTTTCCGTATTTAAAATATTGCTACCCAAGACATAACGACCCAACCTTCGAGCCTGTTCTCTATCCGTACAGCCCATTGCTCTGAGTGACTTGTGGTTGTACCCATAGCGTTGGATAGCGTCGGAGTCCTCTACAACCTCTTTATTCTCCTTATAGAACTCGGAAGGGTTGACCCAACTAACCTCAACCACTGACGTTCGGGCTTGTCTGCCAGTGCCCTCATAAGAAAAACAGGGGGCGGTTACTTGTCCGTTACCTCCAACCTCTTGAATTACATTCGCCTCTGAATACAACCTGAATAAGCGGTGGATGCTGCGCTGCGCGTGTAAGACCTTTCTATCTAAAACAAGGGTTACATAGCCTCCAGCGTAAACTAAAGAACCGTGGAAAGAAGAAGCAACGCTACGCACAAGATCTAGGGCGTCTGCTTTGCTGTTGATATATGCGTTAAAGGTAAAACGTTTTTTACCGTTGACCCTTTCGTCACAATATTGCGCTGCTGTATAGAACGAAGCCAAGTCGATGTCGTTCATACTTATGCCTGGAGTTGATCTATCTACTGGTGTAGTAGGATGCGTAGTTGTATAATCTGAACGACCAAGTCCATACCTGGGGTTGGTTAATAGATCAAGCAACACATAAACAGGATTATCGCTGTGAGCGTAGCTGACTCTTAAACTACTACTTAAAACAGGAACCTTTAACCCCTTCATTAGAACCTGAAGTGAAGGCATTTGATTAAACTCTGAAGCTTCAAATCTGACGCCGACTAAAGATGTCCCTGGATAAATAAGTTTTTCAGCCCAAGTAACGTCCGCGGAAACCAGCTGCACGTCTCCTTTAGCCCACTGAAAATTATATTGATTGGCCCCACCAGTAAATGTATCCGCGTCGGGAGCGGCACTTTTGTCAAGCCTGGTTAATTGAATAGATATCGGTACAGGTTTATTAGTGATGTTGTAGGTTCTAATTTGTAACTTTCTTGCTTTAAGCTTCCTTTCTATAACGTCAAATGAATCATTTCCTTCACTATCGGTAATTGCGTCACCGTCTCCATCGAAGACTCGTAAAACATACTGAAGGGGCTGAATTGGGTAATTTCCATCTGCATCCTTAGGTCTGTCGTCATATCGATCGTCGTCATGCGGCCTTTCATCGTAATCTCTGTACTTACTGTCGGTGCTACCGCCGTCCTTTGGACTTCGGGTGCGTACTTGATAACAGGGCCCGCGTGTTAAACGGATTTTCAATTCATCGGCTGAGGTTTGAGCAAAGCTGCGAATCACCTGTGGATTCGGATCATTATCACCTGGAGTTTGTAAAGTCGATCCAATGCCTAGGTGAAAACCTGCAGATTTAACACCAGTAATGCGAACAGCGTCTTGAGTGCCGTCTGTCACCTGAATATTGTCAATCGCTGTGCTGCTTGCTCTAAGGCCATTAAAATAAATATCTTCACTAGATCCGTTTGGAAAACCTTCAATAGGTCCCTCGGAAATAATCGCCAGTAAATACCCCTCTTCCTCTTGAATGTAGGAAGAAACAATAGGCATATTATTTGCCAAATGCGTCCCATACAACAAAGGAATAGGCGTGCCTGCAGTGCTAGTTTTGGCCCCTCCTCCAAAAACAGCATCGTCGGCCTCGCTCCCTTCCTGCTTGCCT